CACTCGACGAAGAAATTCCTGCTGGATATCCTACATCCGCAACTGTCTGTATGCTCTGCCCTGTGTCTGCGCTTACCATCTTACTGCAGGCCAGTACGTTATTGTCCAAGTCGAAATAAACCCTACCATTTTTCGATGCAATTTTACCGATCCGCATGTACGTTCCATTAATGTACAGCTGGCCGCCGGACATATAAATCCCCTGCAATGCCCCATTTTTTGTGAGCAGGCTAAAGATATCCTCGTGCGTCAGTGCATCCACATCTACCACAACTGCAATGCTCTGCATATCCAGCATCTGTGTTGTGCCGCCTGCGGCGTATAAAGTACAACGCAGAGCTACAACATCCCTTGGTATCCCAATGGCTTTTCCACTTGCGGTAGCTATTATCCCTCCTGCAGACGTTGCAAGGGCAGAATACAGGCTGTGAGTGATACTGGGTTCATTTGCACTGGATGTATATACAGTTGTCCATGTTGCTCCATCCAACGATTCTTCGATCTTGAACCGTCCCGCATATTCCGTTCTGGCTGTGCCGGTTCCATCCCGGTAATAGGCGCTCAGAGTAATGTAGTTCGGTGCCATTGAATTATCCTGGCTGCGTTTTACTACCAAGGTGGATGCCTCCATAAAATATGTGCGGCCGGGCGCACCATTTTCTCCCGGGATCCCTTGTGCTCCCGGTTCTCCATTCTTCTGTTTTGCTATATTGAACCGTTTCGTGACGGTAAACAACCCCAGATACGCCGCTGTGATATCCACCCATCCGGTGTCTGCCGTTAGGGCTGTCACCGTATATATCTTTGTAGGGTTATCCCAGGATCCTGTTACTCCTGCGGATCTCTGTATTGTGTATTGGCATGATGCAGTTACATCAATCTGCCCGTATAATACCTGGACAGTTGTTTGGACAATTGGGAAAGTGGCATAGTTTCCCTGATAGTCCGTGGGGATGCCCTGATATTCGTTTCCGAGTATCATCGTTATGTTTCGCACAGTCTCAAGCTTTTTATTGACATATTCCTCTATATTATCATCATCTACGAGAAAAGCTTCGGAAGAAAGCCTAAACTCTCCAGTATCCAGGTTCCAGAAATTACGGCCAGTCTTGTCCGACAGGAGACCGGCAATGATCGCATCTGCTACAATTCCTTTTGCTGTTATTGCAGTTCTCCAGTTCCAGTCCCTTCCGTCTGCGGTTCGCTCCGTAGCGATCTGTAAGCCCTGGCTGCCGAATATCATACAGCCGTATAATTCCGATTCTGGGTCCAGGTCGGATATTTCAAAGGCTCTTCCATTTACTTTCTTGGCAACCGTACTCTGCAGCCGCAATTGTGTATATATACCATCCAATATTCCCTGTACTTTTTCTGCCATTAAGGAACCATCCGGGCGGATAATCTTATCCACTCGGTCAAGCGTTGACGAAATGTCATTAAAATAATTGTATGTAAATTCGCCAATATCTACCGAAGAGGTTATCTCTCTTATGCAATCATATTCCAGTTCAATTACTCTAGCATCAGTTACAATCCCCAGTCTTGAATGTTCAAGATGCACTGTATCTCCAAGTGAAACATGTTCAAGTTCTTCATACTCCTTATATGCCTCTGTATTTTGTAGCAGAAGAATCTTGACTGAGATATTGACCTTTGGTTTATCAACGCCTTTTATTGAAAATTCTTCATTGCATCGGCGAACCAACTCAGCCTGAAGTTCTTCCATAGTATCGACTATGGTTACTCCATTCTCTTCGTCATTTTCATTCGCATCGGCACGAAGTTTTATATCCTCATATTTTATTACTTTTGTGTGGACCACAGGATAATTTGAAATAATAGGTGAATCCACCCAGGGCGCTTCACCTGGCAGCATATATCCGTTAAATGATTTGGGCACAATTCTTGTAATTACGTCCATATCTACTTCTTCGGAAATACCATCCTTTATAATATTTTTCCCATATAAAATATTGACTCCGTAATCGCCGCCCACACGATTATTGATTATTACCGTGTAATTGTCGAAAAGGATTTCTCCTCCCCACCGGTTAATAAAGGAATTAGCATCATCTCCATTAATCGCCTCTATCAGATTTTGCGTTTCATAATATGATGTGCACGCTTTTGTTATATCGGATTTCCCTGAATATTTAGGGTTCTGGGCGCACATTATGTCAAGGGCATCCTGCCCGTTTTTTCCCGTAGGCCTGACATCTTTCAAAAAGCAGTCATTTCTAGCATCCATGAATATCGGTTCTGCTGTGACACTTATATGCGTATCGGTCTTTATTTTATTGGAAATTCTGAATAACTGCTCGCCATTAAAACTAGGCGCCTTTATTACAGCATAATCTACAATGCTTTCCCACCGCCCATCTGTATCAAGCGGATGTTCCATTTCTAGTATCCATTGGCCGTTGAGGGTTGCCTGTACAGTACATTTGGTCGGAAATAGTACCATATCACCGTTTTGGGAAAACTTTATATTTTCTGGTTCATATATTTGTATCATGCTTTATACCCCCAGTGCGGTATTGTACTTACTGTAAATCCAGACGAAATTGAAATATTATTTTCACCATGCGGCAGCCACAAATCATCATACTTACCAGTTACAGAAGTATTCTTTAGCTCGCCATTATCTCTGTAAGCCATCATTTTTCTTGTGTCAATAATTAGACTTTCTCCAATATTGGCCTTCATAAGCTTTGTATTAACTGTCAGTATGCATGGGCCTTCGCCACTTATTCTATATATTGGTCTGCACAGATCGTATGGATTGTATATTGTACTGTTTGAAGTCTCAATATCACCTGACTCGTGAAATTCGTATGGATAACAAATAAATGTGGCTGTAAACCGCCCATATCTCATGATTTCTCTTTCTATTCCACTATGTTCTATCGTTAATACATCGTAATAAAAATCTGGAGATTCCGAAAATTGCAATTTTCCTTTCCCGGTAAGCCACCTTTTTAAATCATGTATGCTTTCTCGGAAATCGTCTGATAGCACAGAAAAAATGCAAGTGACAACAATGTTACTAACACTCCCATCCTCCACTATCAATTCACCTTCTTGGCCTGAAATACTATATGAATTGTAATTGTGCTTCGCCTGTGTGATATCCGGGATATCATAAAGAAAGACACCGTGGTTTCCCCCGGTGTCCCCATTAAATGAGATCTCATAATTTTCATTTTGATACATCACGCACCTCTTGCCTTCCTAACTCCCCGTTGTCTCTCTCCGATTTTTCTGATTGTGTAATCTGCCATCGTCTCTCTCAATGGTGTCCCATCAACATTTGTGTTATTTATCACCTGTATAGTAACGCCTTCAAGCACTCCTGTTAAATCAATATTTCCTGATCCTGTTCTATTTTCTCTTGCAGATTCTTTTGCATATTTCATGGAAACGTCATGCGGGATTACCTTTGATCCATCTGGCAGATAAGTTAATTCTCCACGTCCGCCCTCATTCATTCTGGCAAATCCACCTGACCAGTCATCTGTACCGTGTAGCAAATAAGGAATATATCCAATGGATACACCAGGAATCATATTGATCACATCAAGTGCCCAGTTAATGCCGCCAATCACATCATTCACGAATCCTTTAACAGTAGAAACCAAGTCCGCTACTGCACTGGAAACTCCATCAAATATCCCGGAAACAAAAGAAGTCAAACCATTCCAAGCTGTCTGTATACCGTTAAAAACACCAGCAATAAATTCCCGAACATTTCCCATGACCGAAGATACAACGGAATAAATACCGTTAAATACTTTTCCAACCACACCAGTTAATACCGATATAATACTCCCTACTGTATTAAATGCCTTTGATGTGAAATCGCATATACTTGACCAAGTACCAGAAACAACACTGAAGACTGTAGAAAACACCCCTGTTACAGCTCCTATAACAGTCCCCACAACCTGGACAATCGTAGCTATTATATCTGCTATAAATGCAACGATTGGCGATATCACACCCATAATAGCTGCAATCACTGTCCCAATGAAAGAGACCACGGGAGATATTGCTGAAATAATCCCCGAGATTACAGAAATTACGACTGATAGTATATTGGTAATAATGGGGACAAGTGTCTGAATAACTGACATTATCACGTTTATGATGGCAATTGCTGCTGGCATTAATGAAGTAACAATATTTGCAACAACGGTTATTATATTTGTTATCACGGGTAACAATGAGCCTACAAGTTGCGCAATCATCGGCGCGATTGCTGCGGCAAGCTGTCCTATAATTTCTGCGATTTGTACTAAAAACGGTGCCAATTGATTAAACAGGCTCACTAAAACGGGCAGCACCGTGGTTGTTACCTGTAAAACAGTATTCACAATCTGTACAAAGACAGGCATTAAATTTGCTACAGCAGATTGTATTGCAGGCAATATTGCGGATGCGATTCCGCCAATAGTGGTCCCCAATGTGGTGAAAACCGGAACCAATGAGCTTCCTATTATTGCAGCCAGTGCCTGGATCTGCGGACCGAAATTCTGAAATAACAAAATAATCATTTTCAGTGGAGGTGATATAAGCCCTAAAATTGCCATAAATCCTGTTTGGAACCCACCGGCGCCGGTTAATCCCCCCTTAAAACCTGATGTCAATCCCGAGAAAAATCCAGAAAACGCTTCCGCAATTGTACCTATTATGTTTTTTGCTGTTCCAAATATACTTTGTAAAGCCGGAACGAAATTTGACACACTTTGCATGAAACCATCAAAAATACCGGGGAGCATAGGCTTAATAAATTCTACCGCCGAAGATACCATACCTTTTATGGTTTCTACGGCGGGTTGTATTTTACTTACAACTCCACTAAATTTCCCCTCTATCCCATCCAAAGCAGAACCATCGCTAATTCCCGAGAATAAAGTAGCACACTTCTCCTTTATTGAGCTTATGATTGGCTCAATGATAGCTTGTATTCCCTGCCAAATACCGATGACATGTTCCCGAAATTCTTCATTCGTCACCATTAGATGTGCAAACCCTGCAGCCAGCCCGGCCACTAATGCAATTACAATTCCTGCGGGGCTGGAAACCATAGCAAAACCTTTTGCCAATGCCGCCCCTATTCCAGCTAATTTCCCCGTTAACATCAATGCTGGTGCAATCGCAGCAACTATAGCTCCAACAGTCACGATAAACCTTTTGGTCGAATCATCGGCATTTGCGAAATATTCAGAGAATGTATCTATTTTATCTGTTATCATCATTATGGCTGGAACCATCATATCAATCATTGTAGAGCCTAATAAGACACCCATGTTCTTCACCTGGTTCCAGGCCTTACGCAGCTTGTCTCCATTTGTTTGTAGTTTTTCGTATGCCGCATTTGTGGCCCCCGCAGCATCACTCATCTGTCCCAACTTGTCATTAAAAGTATCGAACTGCGAACCCGTGAGAGCCGTCATAGCCGTTACCGCCTCTGTACTTGAAAATAGTTCAGCCATTTTATCAGCCTGTCCGCCAGTCTCATTCTGAACTATTTTCAACATACCTGCCAGTCCTTCGCTTTCAAGCATCGCCTGGCCTGAAGAGTAACCGTATTTTTCTATTACGCCTTGCATCGCAGTTGTTGGTGCCATAAGATTCGAGAATACAGCTTTAAGCTGTGTAGACACTTCCGCAGTATTTCCAGTTACACCAGTTAAGGTAGCCATGCTTCCGAATAATTCCTCGTATGACAAATTCAATGAATTAGCCAAAGGGAAAAGCGGCTGCATAGATTTTGCCATTTCCGGGAAAGTAGTAACTCCCAACTTCGCTGTCTGGAATGCTAAATCAGATATTTTCTGCGCCGTTTCATTTGAAACATCGTTGTATCCTTTCATTCCGGCGGAAATAAGCGCTACGGAATCTGATACCTCTGCGCCTCCAGCTTTTGCTGAACGGGCCATTGTAGTAAAAATACGTTCTGTCTCTTCCCCGCCGTCCCCTAATGAAGAAATCGCCTGATACATGCCAGCGCTCATTGTCTCAAGAGAAAGCCCCGTATTGTCGCTAATTCTTCTCACTGCATTCTTATAACCTTCTAAATGAGACGGATCATCCAGCAATGTATTGACATTCGCCATACTATCTTCAAAATCAAGTGCCATTTTCCCGCTTGCGGCTCCAACTCCAGCCACAGCCGCAGATATAGGCGCGAATTTTTTTGATGCTGCTTCAAACTTCTGAGAAGCAGACTCGAATTTTTTTTCGAGTGTATCCAAAGATGTCTGAGCTGTAGAAAACGCCTTTTTTATATCGCTCATATCTCCTTTTCCAGCTACCGACAATACATAATCAGACACGTTTTCTACCCCCTTTTCTTCTGGGCGGGGTCAATCCGTTTGTTTGGTATATTAAATCAACCCACCCCTTTCCTTCTTGCTTTTCTGTCTCTTCTATTACATGAATATTTTCTTTTACAACGTCTTTATTTGCTTTCTTCTGTTTTTTCTTCCAAAGCCGGATAAACCTCTTATTTTTCTTTCGGAATGCATTACTTATCGCATTCAGGGCAG